CCACATCTCCAATCTTACACATAATATCATGGCACTCTATGGGATACAGCTTGCGCCCAACAGCACCCGTAAACTTTGCAATACAGAAATGAAACAAGTCTTCAAGTGGTTTTGGCCCAGATGCTCTACCTCCAAATGTCTTAAGCCTAGCTCCAGCAGGGCGAACTTGTGACACATCCCACTTAGGTATCTGTCCTGCATACAGACAGGCAATCATTTCACGCAAAGACTTTACCCACCCTATGCGGCTATCATCTACAACTATCATGGTATTGCTGCGATGAAATGTTTCACTTACAACAGGTAACTTTTCTACATGATCTCGTTCTACACTAAACCCTACACCCGTGCCATTCATTAGAACATACATGGCTTCGTCAAAGGCACGAGGATTATCTATAGGAAGGTATGAACAGTTGTACGCACCTACATTGCAACGATCTAAGGCTGGCCCTGCTGTCATCACAGCCCTCATGCTAGGCATGATCTCAAGTCCTATAACCGCTTGCTCAAGCTCAGTTCGTAATTCCTTTGACAACTTGTAGGAGTGCTTCTTTGCCAGCATACTTTCCATATAGTCAAAGTACCTACACACGGTTTCTACCCACGTTTCTCGTCTGTTTTCCTCCTCATTCCACCTTGCATATCGTGACATAGCAATGAAATTTTGATAGCTTGTGGGTAGTACGTTACTCATTTATCTATTCCTTCCTGTATAACATTAATTTTATTAACCACCATGCCATCTACATCGTAGAAATGTTCACGTAAAGAATCTTCAACTTCATCAGACACGTATCCATCAACAGGCATGGGGTATTCTTCGGTGTCAATACTCAATGTCATCAGAACTTTTATAATCATTTTACCACTCTTTCAATAGCCTATTCAAGTACCACTCTGCCTTTAGCAAATCCTTCTTTGGCTCTTCGGTGTGCTTATGGCGATACCGACTAACATACTTAAGTATATTTCCCTTAAGATAACCTTTGAACTCTTCCTCTGACATAGACTGCTTAATCAAGTCAATGGTTTCAAGTCCATTAGCATTGTAATGTTGTGGATTGTTTACGTCATCCTGCCGCTCTACATCACTAGGCAACTCATCATCATATCTCATTAAAGTAGACATGTCAGTGTCGCTCCTTCTTTGGATTAAAGTCCACTCTGATAACATTATTTTCTGTGCTTATAACTTCTGCGTCTCTGTTATTACCATTAAGTTTTTTCTTTGCTCCTTCAGCATACTTTTCATTTACTAACCACGCTGCCATCTCTCGTATGCTGTCATGCTCATCATATATAGGAACACAAGCGCAGATCATCTGGCAAAAGAAAAGCAACGCATCCATTTCATCTTTGTCTAGGCAGGAATTATCAGACGATATTATATTTATTTCGACCTCTCCTGTCCAGTTAAAGTCTTCATTTAATCGTGGACGTACCTGTATTAAGAAGTCCTCTTTATCTATATGTTCGTTGTGTTCGTTAGCTGTCATTGCTTTTCCTTTTCGTTCCTTTGAATTTTATAAACCGCCCGACCTTTTTCTTTCGACCTTCCTTTAACCAATCTTCAGGTATTATTCTGTCATAGTATATAAAGTCGTGCTTGATGCACCACTGACCATACGTAGACTTTGCTCCCTTTCTAAGCTTGCGTCTGCTGTTTTCAAACACAAATCGAATGTCAAGTTCTGGATGCTGCTTTCTAATAAACAAATGCTTTCGTCTATCAGACGCAGTAAACATTCCTTTTGTTTCAATAATTATATTATTGTTCAACACGAAATCGGGGGTATAGGTCCGGTAAGCCAAGTCTTCCCACTCAATTTTTATAGCCTCATACTTGTACTTAATATAAAGATTGTCGAGGTATTGGGAAACTTTGTGCTCTAATCCAGACCTATACCCATGTTTACGCGCAGCTATAAATTGCCGTGCGTCCACTTATGCTGCCTCCTCTTCTATATAAACATAGTCTACCATCTTAGGACTAACTGCTCGTGACTTTATCATTGGCATCTGCTGTAACGAAGGCCAACAATCTTTTTTGTAGTCACAAAAACTACACGTTTTACTCAACACTTTATTGCCTGTTGGCTTACTACGAAAGTACTCAGTCTCTTCCTCAAAGCAACGCTCAAACACATTCTCTTTTAACTTCTTTAGAGAAGCGTTTATTTTACTACACTCTTTCTCAATGTCAAGTCTTTCAGCAGGTACATACTTGAAGTCTCCGTTGGCTTTGTTTACAACCCACCAACCACCTGCTCTTTTATTTAATCCTTTAGCATATCCAGCTAACTGTGCTACATAGCCAAAAGCGTCAAGCTCAGAGAGCGTATCATATGATTCAAACTTGTTGCGGTATGACCAATCCGATGCAGATTTAATATCATCTACCGCACCATTGATGCTGATGTCAGCCGTGCCTGACACAGTGACACCATCATCAAACTCTACTGTCGCCCGTTCATTTTCTTCGTAGTCAACACCTGCCTCTGTAAGTATTGCTTTGAATACAGCTTCCACGATATCCCCTATCATCATATTCATTACGAAGGTAGTGGATCGTGGTAAGGCTGCATTCGGTTTATTCTTTTCATACCATAGCTGGCATGTGGGACGACCAATGTTAGACATACGAGGTCTAAACTCTCCTCTCTTTGAAGCACTACCGAATTGACGGTGCAACGCAGCCCGTATATCTTCACACACTTTATCTATCGTGTCCTCAGACATATCCGTAGCATCGCCTTTTGCATTCTCAAGGTACTGATGCACCGCCAACTCAGCAGGATGGTTCATTATTTGTCCTCCTTTGTTAAGTCACTCAAATCTTTCTCCTGCGCCTGTGCCTCATACTGAGCAACCTCTTGTTGCATAGCATGTATCATTGCGTGTACTTCTCTATATGGTTTTGTTGCCATATAGTTAAGGACAGCCTCTAACAAAGAGGAGGAGATCACTGAAGTGTCTCCTCAATGTTTACAAACTCCTCAACAACGTCAAGAGCTTGATCTTCCGGCAAGTCCCATGCAGAGTTTAGTTCGTCACTAATCCTATTACTGTCATTCCATGACGAAAGAATGTACTCATTGTAGTTTGTGATCCATTCAAGAAAAGATGCAAACATGGTCTGATCTTCCTGCTCAATGTTGATCGTGTCTGAGAGGTTCAAATCTACAGCAGGTACATAGTACGAATTACCGTTAGGCAACTTACGCTCTGCCGTTGTAGCAATGATACGATGCTGCACGGGCAGTCTCTTATTTTGAAAGAGAGTTTGAAACGGACCACCCATAGTCTTGAAGGCTTCTCTGTTATCAACTTCCCAGATGAAAGGTGTTTCATCAATCTCTACTGGTTCTCCTCGCACATCTAGAGGATTGCTCATTGCCACTGTACCAAACACAACACGCACTCGTTTGATCTGACGAATGAGATTCTGCATATCTTCAGACAATGCCTTGAAGTCCTCAATATAACCAGCAGGTTTGCCACAATTAAAGTTACCCGAAGTGTCCTTCAGATCAATCTTCAACGTGTCTGCCATCACAGTTTTGATGAAGGCATTCTTCACATCACCTACGCCCTTGACAAAACGCTTGTACATAAAGCGTTGCATGTATGGACGAATACTAACCTCAGATGAGAAGTACGTCTGCTCTGTGTCGGGAATCTCCAGTTTGTAGGTTCCTCCCTCCACAACTTCGACATTGACCTTCTTCTTATTTACCTCTGCCATACCCATGATTGGAGTATGGTTTATCTTTAGTCGCGCAAGAGTACTCTTGGATTTGCTACTCGTTGGTGCTTCTTCAGAAATACCCATAGCTTTAGCCATCTCTGCGTAGTTGTCTGTATCAATAGTTGTTAAGCTCATTTGTGTGTTCTCCTTCATTTTAAGGTTTGCAGTTATATCACGTTAAGTCTTTTGTGTCAAGCCAATTGTTTCCAATCTTTGCCTCAAGTAACAGCGGCACGTTGAAGTCAACACCCCACTGTTTCAGTATTAATGAGTGCAAAGATTTGTTAGTATTTTCAATAACTTCTACTACATATGCTTCCTCCTGTGGATGAACATCTACGACTATGCTATCATGTACTGTGTTTACAATACAGGATTGCTTACCTTTCAGTAACTCCTCCATGTACAATAGTGCTAACGGTACGATGTCTGCTGTAGCAAATGACTGTACTGGATAATTCTTTATCTGTGTGAAGTGTGTTGGATCACCATTCCACCTACGTGACACATCAGGAAACGCAAACTCTCTGTGTGAGGGTGTTCTCACTACACCTGTATTTAAAGCTTCAGAGGCGAGGCGTGAGTGCCATTCAGATATACCCTTGTACTTGCTCACAAAGTGTCTGTAGTAAGCAGCCACGCTCTCTCCTCTGCCGTAACCAGTAGCTCCATACAGAGGAGCAAACGTATGTGCCTTTGCTTCCTGTCGAGTGGTAGGCAATCCAGCATCCGATATAACTTTGGCGGTGTAGCTGTGCACATCAAAGCCTTCAGACACCTCTCGCATGGCAATCTTATCCTGTGAGAGAAAGGCTGCTGTTCTAAACTCTAGCTGTGCAAAGTCAGCCTCAAGTATTCTGCCCCCATCAAAGCGAGATACAAATACACGCTTGATAGGAAAGGTTCCTCCACGTGGCATGTTCTGCATGTTGGGGTTGCGCCCACTGAACCTGCCTGTAGATGTCATGTGCTGTGTTAGCTGTACGTGCAACATACCATCACCCTTAGTAAAGGACTTGATGCCATCCACAAATGATGACAGATATGTATCAAGAGCACTTAGCCTACGCACATTTCTAAGAAACTTAGCAGCCTCAATCATGTTCTTACCCAAAGCTATCTGCTCCAGCATCTCAAGATTAGACTTGCTTGTGCTAAATCCATGTGCACTTACCCATTTCATGTTGGGTGCTGAGAACTTTAGCCCCGCCAACTCTGCTGTTGGACGAAACAAATACCCTACACCGCTGCAGGTGGAACACTTTG